AGAGGCAGCAACATCTGGCTCATAAAAAGCACTTGTTATTGCACCCATTTGGCCATATAATGAATTAGCAGTTACTTTAATACTTAACTGACGCTTATCCAAAATATTTTTCATAAATTCATCATTTTCTAATGTTATAAGCTTTCGTGTTGTTTTTCGTGCTAATAATAAATCTTCTAAAATTGCCGGCATAATTGCTTTTCCTTCGCTAAATTGCGCAAATCTACAAATTTTATAACCAATAATAATTTTCTTTGCAGCAGCTTTAGGTGTTAATCTAACATATTTATATGTATCGTATTTTACCTCAACATAAGTATAACCCAAGTCATATAAATTGTCATAAATAAAATTACCTTGCGCATCTTTTTCACCTAGTTCACCAATTAAATTATCTTCTAAATCATATTCTTTTGTCCATACTTTGCTATCGTGTGATAAATTTTCAGAAATAATAGACGAAGGATATAGCGAACTATAATCAACACACGCAACAGGTTCGTCTAAGTAAATACCCGTTTTAGGTTTGAAAACGTGAGCTCCCTCATACCCTCCGCCGCTTTTATGTTTTTTAACCACAGGCATAAGAGTATTCTTTTCTCCACATTTTTTTGAAACATAACTTTGTAATTTAATACCTTGTCCACGCAATAATAAGAAACTTAACGGGACATTACACAAATTAGACATCTCTACTTTATCTGTAATGACGTCTACCTTTAATAATAACCAAATAACATTGTCACAATCAGCCAAACAATATTTTCCAACAGTCCATCTATCATAGTCCGAACCATTTGCTAATGAAAATATTTCGTGAGGTGTTACGTCATCCTTTGCTAAACCCCATTTATATTTATAATTTGTTAAATCTAATTCTTCTGCACTATTAATCACAAACCACTGCTCTTCTTTATTTAGTTCAATAATTTCAAATTTTTTGCCCTTTTTATATAAATTAGAACTAAATCCTTGCTCATCAAACTTGATATAACTACCTACAGATATACCTGTTAAATTTTTTGTGTTAATTTTAGTAGTATTAGTTGATTCATTTACATATATACTTGTTACATTGTCACTTATAAAATAACTTGATGTAAAATCTAATTTATTAGAACTTAATGTAAATTCTTTCCTGAAAATTACATACATATCAATAATAACACGTCCTGCCATTTTTATAAATTTAAGATTATATTCACCGCTTGCTAAAATGATCTTATTATTTTCAATGTCTTCGCAACCTGTGCGCCAATCTTTTGATATACAAATCTCATCTTTATTGCGTGATAATTTGAGAAATTCTTTTACGCAATTTAATTCAAGCGAACGCTTATACATAAATTCAAAATCAAAACCAGTAATATTATAACCCGTAATAATATGCGGATTATCATTTATTATAATTTTTGTAAATGTTAATAATACTTCTTTCTCTGTTTGTCGCTCTAAAACAATGACATTATTATCTTGTGCCCAAGATAAATATTTTTCAGGAATTTTACAACCTCCTTTTACAATTATTACACGTTTATATGGCTGTGTCTCGGTATAGTTAATAAAACTCAATCCAATAAATGTAATAATGTCGCCTTCTAGTTCTGGAAACCCTGTATTTTTGAATGCTTCCGTCAATTCATATAATTTTGTATTATATTCACACGAACTATCTTTAATTAATTCGATTAAAGTAGCGTTTTTTTTATTGTAAGCTTTTACTCTCTTTTTACGTTTAAAATTTGTAGTACTTTCAATATCTTTATTTTCGCTATTTTTGTTATCATCATCATCATTGTCGTCATCGTCATCTTCAGCATCCTCGTCTTCGTCTTCTGACTCGCTTATTTCTATAATAGTTTCATTGCCATTTCCATTCTTTTTCTTAAAGTTTGCGGGAATATAATTTGACAAATTATCAATTAAATTCTCAAAATTTAGCGCGCCCAAATTCTTTTCTTTTGGATAAACTTTAGCAATATAATTTAATTTATTATCGGTCAATTCAAACGCACTTAAAATCTCTTGCCCTAACATACTAATATCATAATTAGCTCTAAAATCCTCATTACAAGAATAATAATTTTCAAGGATGTTAGTTGCTAATTTTTTATAGTTCTTTATTGGAAGAGGAAAATCTCCATGACTGCTACTTGCTTCAATATCAAAACTACAAATATTATACTTTACTGGAGTTTCTTTTTCTTTATATGAAACAATATCTTCATAGTTTATACAATATTCGTAAGCACAATGTGTTGTTTTATTTACTATTTTTTTAACTTTATGCGATGGCATTTTAATCCATCCACTTGGAACAATTTCTTTATCGTGGAAGAATTTTAATAAAGGAGGAATATCTGCTTCATATAAATAGCAGTTTGTTGTTCCTTGTTCGTCATTATATATAAAACCGTCATCATTTAATGTTCTTTCAAATCCATTATCTTTACTGTTTGTATCAATATAGAATAGTTTTTTAACTTTATTATATATAGCTGTGTTTACAAAGGAAATTTTTATAAAAGTATGTAGTTTTTTATTATCAAAACCGTATAATTTTTGCCTTTTTACAAGCTTCAAACTTACAATACTGTCTTCATAATAATTACCAACTTTTTTTTTTAAATGAGCCAAAAATAAATTTTTTCGCTGCTCATTCCATTCATCATTTACCAAAATGTAGAAAAATGGATAAAAGTTTTCAATAATAATTGATGCAGTTTTATTTGTTTCATTAATGCCAAATGCCTGAATTATAAACTTCTTACTATCTTTATAAGGATCAAAATGAACATTCATTAATTTGTTATTTTGTAATTCAGATTTATTGTGTCCATCATAAACATTATAATCATATAATCTGAATGATTTATACTTTTCCGCATTAATATTTTGCTTTTCCATAGTATACTTATTAATATGTATATGAAATTAATTCTATATTTATTAAATATACATTTAATTTCAATTTTTTAAATTAAGAATATTAGCCTATTTTCTAACAAACAATTTAAAAGGTGTTATAATAGGTGTATTCACATATGTATTTTGTATAACTTGAGAATCTTCTCTTAAGTTATTAATACAAGTTTGAGATAATCTATTTCTAGCACTGCTTCTTACAATATTTGCAAAATTTTCATTTTTAAGAGTATTATTTGGTGTTGTAGCGTTATCTTTAGCTGAATAATGTTTAATCGAATTTATCTTATTTTTAACTTGAGCTTCATAATCATTACAAGTATCTTCAATCATATATTGATTAACAAAACCCCGCCCATTAATAACATTTGTATCATATGGAAGAATTGATAATAATTTTGGAACATTATTTAAACCTATTAAACCTTGTATCATTTTTCTTGATAAATTACTTCCATTTCTTGCAGGAATAAATGTACTATTTGTTGTAGATGTTCTGGCTCCCGGTAAGACAACTATTGCTTTTTCTAAAGTATCAATTGTGCTGTCTTTTATGATTTCAATATTATTATTAGGATATAAAAAGCTTGGATCTGTTTCAGTTGCTGGGTCGTGATAAACAAAAATACAATCTATATTTTCAAAATCACTTCCTATTGAAGTAGTAAATAAATTTACTACTTGTAAACTGTAAAAATTTAATTTACTATAATATAGATTATCATTAAAAGGATAATTATTAGATAACCTTATTGTAATATTATCCAATAATATATCTAAATTCAGGCTTATAAAAAATGTTTTTCCATAATTATAACGAATATCATATTGTATAATAGACGAGTATAAATCATCTGATAAGTTAGTTAAATTATTTAACTTATAATTATTATTATCATAAGTTATGTTTTTTAGTTTGAAACGCAATGAATTATTAAGTACATCATTACTAATAGTAGTAATATCTTTTTTATTATTTATTGTTAATATATTATTCACATTATTAATATAATTATTGTTTAAATAATTATTATTATTGTATGAAAAATCAATAATATTTGAGAGATTTAAATCAAATATTTTTTTGTTCTTATATTCAATAGTATTAAACAAAATAGAATTGTAATTTATATTATTATTTATATTATTTATATTATTTTTATAATTAAATGTAAAATCTAATAAATATAATTTGGCAACACTTGATACTAATGTATTATATTTTGTATTATTAGATGTTATTAATGAAGAATTAATATTGATATTTTTTGAAAATATTATTTTTGAAATATCAAAAATAGCTGTTTTTGATATAATATGAATATTGTTATATATGTCATATTGCGTTATACCTGTAATTTGTTTTCCTAATGATAAATATAACATATTAATGCTTGTATCTTGTGATTTTCTATAATTTGGATTATTAATGTAAAAATTTGAACAAATGTCTATAGCTTTTACATTTTTAAGAAATATATTATTTTTATTAAAAATTATATTACTATTTGCTTTGATACTATTAAAAATTTCAAAATTGTTAGTTTTTATCATAAAAGTATTAATAGTGCTAGAACTATTAGAGTTTATAGCATTTATATTCAGTGGAGAGTTTATATTCAGTTTTCTATTAGATATGTCATATAAATCAAATTTATATGTATTTGTATTCTTAAAATCTAATGTAAGTTTGTTATATGAATATATATTATTATATACTGAATATGATAAATCCAAAAATAATCTATTAAGACTTACTTCTGTAGTTAAACTTTTATAGGGTATACTATTGTTATCAATAAATAAACTTGAAAAATCTGAAGATGCATAATTTATTAATGATTTATCTGTTGTAGCATTTAAAAATAATGGAATACTTGAAAACTCGGTAATCATAAAATTAGTTCTACTAAATGAAATGTCAACATTTGAACAAATATCTTTGTATATGAAATCTTTTATGCTTATATTAAAATAATCTTTATAGTTTTTGATATTATTAAAATATTTATTAAAGTAATAATTTAAATGATAAAAAGTAGTACTTCCTTGTATATTATTAATTAAATAATTATTTGAATTGTCGCTAATGTCTTGATTTTTAATAAAAATGAGTTTTCTATTTGTATTATTTGAATCGTGAATAAATTTCATATTATTTTTAATATTATTTTGTGTTATTAAAGATGAGTTCAAAACATTTGTATTAACAGCACCAGGATTTCCTAATTTTTGGCCTAATATTATTCTATTCTTATATCTATCGCTATATTGCGCTCTCAAGAAATTATTAAGATTACTATCATAGTTAGAATTAGTTGTATCATTAGTTATAATATTTGAAGTTATATATATATTTACTCCTATTGTTGAACTGGACAAAATAATATAATCTCTTCTAGTACTATTTATTTTGATCATACTTATAATAAGTATAGATTTTTAATAATAAAATATTACTAATCTATTAATAGATGTTTATGTTAATACATCTGTATCATTAAAATACCATTGTGAAGATAAATATGGAGGTTTAGCTTTATTAATATTACTGCCTTTTTTGGTTTTAAGATTGGGTCCTTTGGAAGTAATTGAATTAATTTCAAAAGTTCCAATAGCGTAATTATAATATTTTAAGTTAGACAAGTTTCCTGAAAATCCACCATTGTAGTTAACATATAAATTATCATAATTTTGCTTAACAATATTAGATAATTTATGACGTTTTGTTAAATTACCATTTATATATATGTCAACAATGTTTTGAGATGTTGCTCTAATAACAACACCAACCCATTTTTTAATCGGTATAGCATCTACATATATATCATCATAATATGCTTTTGAAACACTATTATTATTATGAAAAACATTTATTCTCACTAACATACCTAATAATGGAAATTTTTCTAATAAATCATCAGAATAATTTCTCTTACCTTTATACAAGTAGACACCTGGCGAGTTATTAGGACCGAACAATCCACTTCCTCCTTCACCTGTTGAATTAGGCGATGAACCTTTATTAAAGACATGCATAAAATCAATATCATCCTTATAATCTAAATTATTGACATATATCCAAAATGAATAACTAAATTCAATTCCTTCATATTGATTGTTACTTCTTAAAATAGGAATAGATGATTTTGCCCCTAATGCTTGAGTAATAGTTAATGCTTCTGTTGCGTCTTTCATTCCGTGTATTAAATATGGTGTTGGCGATGGAGACAAAAATGTATATAAAATTTTGCTTCCAATGTAAAATAAAGAATAAAAAATTATTATTATTGCTAATATAAATGTTAGTCTTGATATCATTGTGTTAGAGGACAGGAAGTCATTTAACATGCTGTTTTTATCACTTTTGTATGGAATTAATGAACTTATATTTTTTTTAATATTTTCCAAAACTCCTTCGGGTGGATTCATATTATTACTATTATATTATAATAATAATAATTATTATAATAATTATTATAATAATAATAAATAATAGTTATTATTATAATTTTTTAAAAATAATATATTAAATAATATATTAAAGTGTAAAACTTCCTTTCTCTTTATTATATTCAAGAAAGCTAACTTTTAATCTATATTTATTAAATATATTAGTTGCGAGAGATGAATTAATACCTTCTTTATAAATATTATAAGCATCTTGTGGATTAATAGCATTTCCTTCATAGCGTATACGTGTAATAAATCCTTCAAAACTGCTATTTGTTGTTGTTCCTGTTAATTGCATATTTCCTATATATATATTTCTTTTAATTAGACTTGTATCATAGTTTTTATATAATCCATGTAATATAAATGAATTACGTAATTTACCATCTAAATATACATCAAGTGTACGTGTGTCTATACTGAGAGTTAAATTATTCCATTTTTGAACAGGAATATTAGGGATCTTATATCTGGTATAATTTAGGTTATTTCCACCACCAGTTCCAGTTCCACGCGATTGTTTGTCTAAATAAGTTTCGATATCAATAAATAAATTATTTTCATATTTATCTAATGCTATATTTATATTTTTATATAAGGTTGTTGTTGGTGTTACAGTAATTTTATTACTAATACCCGATAAAGGCGTATTTACTAAACCTGGAACAGTTTGAGCATTTTCGTTAGATGACATAAACAAAACATTTTTCTCATTTGATATATTATCACCCCAATTATCTATATAGAACCATACACTTAACATAAAATTGGATGAACTCGTCTCTGGTATATCTTTAGATAATACAACATTTTTGTTATTTGAAAATAAATTGGCCGCAGTAGCTGTATTAAATCTCTCTGCTGGTTCTTTCGCATCACACATAATGTCAAATATTATATTTGTTTTGAAAAATAAGTTATTCAGTCCCCATATAAGAACAATAACAAGTATTATAATTATTATTATATTTGTTATACCCATTATAAATATATATATAAAAAATATTATAATGTTTATATTAACACTTAAATATTAAATTCTCTCTAAAATATAAAATTTATTTCTAAAATATAAAATTCTTTCTAAAATATAAAGTTAAGTTAATTTTTTATAATTTTTCTGAGTCATTATTTTTTGATAAATTATATAATAATTCGATTGTTGAAGGAGATGTAATTTTATTATAATAATATATTTCTTTTATACTTCCATGAATGCCATCATTTTCACCAATAGTTATATTATCTCCTTTAAAATATGGGGATACGTTTTCTTTTGATCCTACTAATTTACCATCTATAAATATATCTATTAAATTATTATCATAATTTATTACAAAAAACAACCATTTTTGAAATTTGGGATTTGACATCTCATATATTGTATCTAATTGGTCGCCTCGATTGCTAATAGTTCTTGATTTTATAATTATTTTTTGCGATTTACCATTATAATATATAATAGGTTTAAAACCATAATTGAATAAAACAGTATCTTTTGTATATGCTAGTGATGTATTTTCTGGTTGTGGATTTATATATATATAAAAAGTCACACTATAAGTATAATTATATGGAAATTTCTCTTTACTTATTACTGAATTATGATATTCACTTTTAATATTAAAAGCACTATTTATATCATTAAACAATGTAAAAGTATAAGCTTTTACATTTGAACCATTATTACTAGTATCTTTTATAGAAATTTTGCTATCAATAATACCACTACCTTTATTATATAATGTATCTATACTACTATTTAGTGAAGTATTAGCATTAACAGTTTCAATACCTCTATTAAGTGTACTTGTTAATTCTTCTTTATTCATATTAAAAGCACTCATTATTTTGTCTAATTTGTCTTCGCTTGGTTTACTAGTTTCTTCCCTAGTTATATTAGGTAGTGTTATACTTTTACTTAAATGTGTATTTAAGTTCTGATATTTTCCTAAATGTTTCTCTTTATTTAAATAAAAAGGTCCTTCTCCTTGTAAAATATCGCTCTTATTAAATGTTCTTATATATTTGAATATAACAGGTAATAAAAATAGCAATAGCACTAATAATAATAACAGGAAAAATAATATATAAACAGGAGAGGGTGTTAATCTTATATCTTTATTTATTTCATCTACTAAAATAACTAATAAACAAGGAATAAAAAATATAAAGTTTTTAAATATACATAAAAAATATTTGGCATAGTTTGTTATTAGATCTGTGTATTTAGGTTTTTCACCTTTTACTACTGGTATATCACAATAATTTGATTCGGATGAAGTTTTTATAGAAAATAATTTAGCTATTATTGCTAATACTATTAAAACTATTAATAACCCCACTATATTTTTTGTAATGTTAAAGACATTGTCATTATTTTTATGTAAATATAAAGTATAGTTTATTACAAATAATGGTATTAGAATTATTAACAATAAATAAAAAAGATATTTCATCATATTAAATAAAGGTTTTGATAATGTATTTTTTAATATTTTTTTATTTACAGTAGATGTATCATCTCCTTTACTTTCTGCTTTTACATCTGAACTAGTGTCTGGACTAGTTCCTGGACCAGTGTCTGGATTTATAAGCTTTCTTAAATTATATATATTAGAATATTCCAATTCAGTATCATATTCTTCATCTGGCTTTTTGCCTGTATCGCTTGTTTCTAGCTTTTTGCCTGTATCACTTATTTCTGATTTATCCTTATCCCAAGAAGTATTATTTCTATAAACAAAAAAAAGAAAACAATAAATACTAAATGCTATTAACATTAATGCAAATAATATTTCATATTTTGTATTTTTAATAGCAAATAGATTTTGTTTCTCATTTAAATAATAAAATAAACATAATATTAATATAAGTACTATGCTTATAAAATATCTATAATATTTATGTTCTACAGGAACTCCTTTTTCTTTTATAGTAAAACCATTAACAATTTTGTCTAATATTCTTATAAGAATAGTGCTAAAATATTTATAAAAATATGGTAATTTAGCACCACTCTTATTTACAAAATCTTTAAATTGTCTAGTATAATTACTATTATCTGACATAATATAATATTATACAACAATATAATATTATAGAACAATATAATATTATTGAATATATAGCGACCAGTAAAGTTATAAATTTTCGCAAGCTGTTTTTCTACCATGACAATCTCTGCATAATGCTTCCAAATTATCTATATTATTTGAACCACCATATTCTAATTTTATAACATGGTCTACTTCAAACCAAGCAGGTAATTGTTTTTTACATTGTTTACAATGCCAATTTTGAGATGCTGCTACAAATTTCTTTTTTGTTTCACTTACACTTCGTTTTGTAGAAGTATTTCCAGAATATAAAATCTTTTGTTGTTGTTTTGATAAATTATGGTTGTTATTTGAAGGATTTGAAAAAGTTACAGATTTTTGAATATTTGGATTATTATATATATTATAGTTATTATTTAATTCTTTAGATATAGAGCTTGATGTGAAATCAATAATAGGAGTAATAATACTCGCAGTATTTCTATCAATAGGTAAATATTTTATATAACTATTTGAGTTTAATACAAAATCTTTATAATTATTCGGATTTTTTTTAATATATAAATAAATACATAGTCCAATAAAAGCGAAAAAAACCATCTTATAATATTTTTCATATTTCTTTAGTTTACTAATTAATTTACCTTCAAAATATGTATTAAGTAATACAAAAAAAGTTATAAATACAATAAGCAATTCAAGTTTCATAGTATTATTTAATATATAAATATATTATTAGGAATAATATAAGTATTAATAAACTTCCAAAAATATATTTATGCCTATTCTTCTTTTCTTCGTTCTTTTTAACTTCTTTTAATTTATAGTTTTCATAATAGTTATTTAAAGCATCATAATATGATACTTCGGGTTTACCTAAATAGCTATTTATTTTATTATGTATAAAATGAATCCATTTTATAAACGATTCTCTTGAATCTAAATAAGGGGTTACAGGATATGCGTCTAAAAATTTACTAAATACATTTCCTATATCAGGAACTGGTATAAATATTGGCAAGTTTGTTATAAAGTCATAATATTTTTTTTTTGTGCTCTCATTTACATTTAATGGATATGACAAAGCAATTGTATATAATACAAACCAATAATGAGGACCCCAAATAATAGGGTTGAATACACTATTATTAGTCATAATATTTTTATTATATAACAGATTTTATTATAACTAATATAATCTATTATAACTTTCAAGTGTTACTAAAATAAAAATAATATATAAAAACATAATTACTATATAATTAACAATCTATAAATCTATAATGAATACAAAAAAATTTATTTTTTGCAATAATTGCGGTAAGCTTGGTCATTTATTTCATCAATGTAAAGTTCCAATAACAAGTATTGGTATTATTCCTATAAGAATTACAAAAACATTAGATCCTATTACAAATAAATTAAAAAATAATGTTGAGATTTTCATAATAAAACGTAAAGACACATTATCGTTTGTTGATTTTATGCGTGGAAAATATTCAATAGAAGATAAAAATTATATAACAAATTTATTAAATAATATGACAATAAATGAAAGACAATTTATATTACACAATGAATTTGATACTATATGGCAATATTTATGGAATTATAACACTAATAATTCTTATAAAAATGAAGAAAAAACGTCAAGAACTAAATTTATCAATTTAAAAAATGGATATTCAAATATTTTTGAAAGTTATGATTTAGAAAGTTTGATAAAATTATGTGATAAAAAATATATTGAACCTGAATGGGGGTTTCCAAAAGGGCGTCGCAACTATCAGGAAAAAGATATTGTTTGTGCTATTAGAGAATTTGAAGAAGAAACCGGATATGAAAAAAAAGATATTGCTATTATTAATAATATTGTTCCTTATGAAGAAATATTTAGTGGTTCTAATTATAAATCATATAAACATAAATACTTTATCGGTATAATTAACAACAATTATATTCCTAAAAATAATTATCAAATTTATGAAATTACTGAAATTAAATGGGTTTCTATAGATAATGTATCTAATTATCTAAGAGAATATAATTATGAAAAAAAAAATATAATAAATTATTTAAATAATTTATTAAAAACTTATAAACTATATATTTAATATATAGTAATG